TAATTCAGGAGTATTTCCTGTCATATTATCATATAATTCCTTTTTGGAATTATTAAAATCTCTTTGAACCAAAGACAATAAATATTCACCAGAAAACCGATTCAATGTGCTACCTCCAACATTAATTTCTACTTCTTGTATCATTTGCGATCCCAAATTTTCTATCCATTTAAATTCATAAGGCACCCAATTTTCATTACAGTCATATGGAGGATAAATAGGACTCCATATTGTAGGTAATTGAACGACTAAATATGTATCCATCAATAATTCCGCATATCTTTTTACCCTAAAAGTAAATTTCGATGATTCACTCATTCTTAAATTTCGTAAGCCATCAAAATCAATTCTAAATTTTTGTAATCCAAAATTCGTATATTTTTTATAAGTTGTTTTGAAAAAAGTTTTTGAAGGATTGCCATTTAAATATACATTTTGATTTCCAAAAGCAACAATATTTAATAATCCACCCGGCATATTATATATTTAGAATACAATATTATTTAGCTTTTAACTGTTTATAAACAATTAATATTTATAAATTTTATATAAACATATTTTTTAATTAATACAATATCATATACTACATAAATGTTACGACAAAACCAATTGAAATATTTTTCCATTCAGGTAAATTCTATATTGCTTTTCGAACTGATATTATTTTACAGATTCTATACTTAGTTTAGTGGAATCAAAAGCAGCAATCTTTTATTAATTTAAAATCGCAATCTTTTATTAATTATTTTTTCATATAATATTATAAGATAATGGATAAAAAATTTGATCATTTAAAACAAATGTTTTCCAAAGTTAATATTGAAAAAAATAAAGCAATTGCTATTAAATATGGAGCCTATTTTATTATAGTTATATTGGTTCTCGGAATTAGTGCTTATATTTACAATAAAATGCAATTAAATAATGCCAATTGTAATAATTTAAAAAAAATATATTCTTCCTTTCCTACCATCTCCTCTTTTAATCCTAATGATGCTGCTTACGAATACTTACTTCGTGATTATTATGTAAAATCCGCCTATAACGCTTGTTCCGCTGGACAATTTAAAAATGATTTTGTTAATACTTGTGCTCTCAAAACTTGTATTCAACAAGGCGCTAGAGTTTTAGATTTTGAAATTTATTCTATTAATGATAAACCTGTCATTGCTACATCTTCTATTAATAATTTCCATGTGAAAGAAACATATAATTATGTCTCTCTTCCTGATGCTTTACAAATCATTAATACTAACGCTTTTAGTGGTGGTTCATGTCCTAATCCTAATGACCCTTTAATTTTACACTTTAGAATTCAAAGTAATAATGAAAAAATGTATAACCAAATGGCCGATGATATTTACAATAATATAGAAGATAAATTGTTAGATAAAATATATAGTAGTGAATATTCTGGACATAATTTAGGAGCAGTCCCATTAAAGGAATTTGTCGGTAAAATTATTATTTCTATTGATAAATCTAATCCTCTTTTTGAATCCACCAAATTAAAAGAATATGTTAATATTGCTTCTAATTCTGTTTTCTTAAGAGCATCTAGATTTTATGATGTTAAATTTACCCCTGACTCCGGTGAACTTATTGAATATAATAAAAAACAAATGACTTTATGTATTCCTGATTTAGGTCCTTATGATACCAATATTTCTGCTGCTACAGCAATGAAATATGGTTGTCAATGGATTGGAATGAATTTCCAAAATTTTGATGCCAATATGGAATATTATGATTTATTTTTTGACAAAACTGGAAGTGCTTTTGTATTAAAACCTGAACCCCTTAGATTTGTTCCTTTAACTGTTCCCACTCCTACACCTCAAGCCCCTGAAAATTCTTATACAACTCGAACAGTTTCCACTGATTACTATTCTTTTAGCGTTTAATTTAATTTATATAATTTTTCTAATATTATTATATAAATGACTACTTGTAAACCTAAATTAACATTAGAAGAAAAAGAAATAGCTATTTTAAGAGATGCGGTTGATATAGCTGAAAAAAGAAAAGGAAAACAAGTTACCAGTAACCCTGATGTCAAAAGAATTATCTCCTTATTAGAAGATTTCTTAAAGAAAAAAAAACTTGTTTGTTATGGAGGCACAGCTATTAATAATATACTTCCATTAGAAGACCAATTTTATGATAAAAATATTGAAATCCCTGATTATGATTTCTATAGCCCTAATGCTTTAGAGGATGCCAAGGAATTAGCAGATATTTATTATAAAGAAGGTTTCACTGAAGTAGAAGCCAAATCGGGCGTTCATCATGGCACTTATAAAGTCTATGTCAATTTTTTACCTGTTGCTGATATTACTTATTTAGAAAAACCTCTTTTCAAAAGAGTTCAAAATGAAGGTATTAAAGTTTATGGCATTCTTTATTGTCCGCCTAACTTTTTAAGAATGAATATGTATTTAGAACTGTCACGCCCAGCTGGAGACATCTCTAGATGGGAAAAAGTTTTAAAAAGACTTATTTTATTAAATAAAAATTATCCTCTTAAAGGTAAACATTGTGACCCAAAACTTTTCCAAAGACAATTTGAAAAACGAATCGATACTGATACCGAATCTCAATTATATTATGCTGTTAGAGACGCGTTCATTGATCAAGGTCTTGTCTTTTTCGGTGGTTATGCTAGTTTCCTTTATTCTTCTTATATGCCTAGTAAACTTAGAAAACTTTTTCAAAAATCACCTGATTTTGATGTATTATCTGAAGAACCTGAACAATCTGCTGTTATTTTAAAAGAGAGATTACAGGATTTTAATTTTCAAGGTGTTAAAATTATCAAACATCCTGGTATAGGTGAATTAATTGCTCCTCATTTTGAGGTTAAAGTAAAAATTGGTAAAATTGAAGAAACTGTAGCCTTTATTTATAAACCTTTAGCCTGTCATAGTTATAATGTTATTAAAAAAGGTAATAAAAGCATAAGAGTTGCCACTATTGATACTATGTTAAGTTTTTATTTTGCCTTTTTCTTTAGTGATCGTGATTATTACGACGAAAATCGTATTTTATGTATGGCTCAATATTTATTTGATGTTCAACAAAAAAATCGTCTAGAACAAAAAGGTTTATTAAGACGATTTAGTATCAATTGTTATGGACAACAACATTCTCTTGAAGAAATGAGAGAAGAAAAAGCACAAAAATATAAAGAATTGAAAAATCAACGAAATTCAAAAGAATTTGAATCCTGGTTTTTGCGTTATGTTCCCTTTGAAGATCAAATGGAAAAAGAAGATAATAAATTAAAAACCGAAAACAAAAAACTAAAAAAACAAACAAAGAAACACAAACCAAAGAGAGAAAATAAGAAAAAAAGAAAGTCAAAAAAAAATATTATTGAAATTTTTAATATTATTTAAAATTGATTTAAATAATCTATATTTATATTATTTACATCAAAACTCATGGATTATTCTAGTTGTTCCAAAACTGAACTTTTAAATTATTGTCAACAGGCAGGACTATCCAATTATAAATCCAAAAACAAAAATGAATTAATTGATTTATTAAATGTAAAAATAAATACTACTACTCCACTAGAATCATCTCAAAACAATATTACTATTCTACATGCTGATTGTATACTAGAAATAGAAAAATTAGAAGACAATAGTATAGATTGTGTAATTACTGACCCACCTTACTTTATTGATAAGCTTGATAATCATTGGTCTTCCAATGAATTAAATAGTGATGTAAAAAATAGTCATATTAAACATTTACCAAAAGGTATGAAATTTGATAAATCACAAGTTAAAAATTTATATGACTTCTATTTAGAATTATCACAATTATTATTCAAAAAAATGAAACCCGGTGCTTATTTCTTATCCTTTTCTTCTCCTAGATTATATCATGCTATTGCTATGAGTTGTGAATTAGCCGGCTTTGAAATAAGAGATATGATAAATTGGACTTATACTCAAAGTATGCCCAAAGGTATGTCTGTATCACATATTATTGATAAAATGAAAATTAGTGAAGAAGAAAAAATCAAAATAAAAGAAGAATATAAAAATTTTAAAACACCACAGATTAAATCTTGTTTTGAACCTATTTGTGTTGCCATGAAACCAATAGGAAAACTAACATTTATACAAAATGAACTTAATTTTAAAACAGGTCTATTAGACTTTTCTCAAAAAGTAGGTATTAATCATGATAAAGTTCCTGCTAATTTAATCACAACTGAAGAATTTAACGATACTTATGATAAAAATTTCTTAGTTCCTAAACCAACTAAAGCTGAAAAAGGTATATACAATACTCATATTACTGTTAAACCATTAGCTTTAATAGAACATTTAATTCAATTATTTAGTAAAAAAAACTCACTAATACTTGATCCATTTTTAGGAAGTGGAACAACAGCTCTAGCTTGTAAAAATTCAGAAAGAAAATGTATTGGAATTGAAATTAATAAAGAATATTATGAAATAGCTTTAGATCGATGTAAATAATTTATCAAAAATTTCTTTATATTTAATTATTTGATCCACACTAAATTCTATTTCTTTTCTCTCAATCATTACTTCTAATTTATTTGGCACTGGAAATTTAGTCAATGTATCTATGAATATATAATTATCCCTATATTTCCCTTGTATGGGTGGTTGTAATACTAAATTATGATTGGAATTATCTGTAGAAGCTGGATTTTTATGACCCAATTGCCATAATTCATTACCTACATCTATATAATCAGCTTTTATGGTTGATTTTATTTTATTTATTTCCAAATCTTTTTCTTCATTAGTCCCATCAAATTTAAAATTTTTACGCATCTTGTGTTTATTAGATAATGTATAAGGATATACAATATATAATTTTCCTCTTTCGATTCCACTATTCGTTTGAATTCCCCATTGGTTATGTTTATTAAATAATTGAATACTATCTTTTGTTTCTATCTTAAATTTTTCTACAAATTGATCACATGTCTTTCTATCCCAATAATTTCCTTTATTAGTTATCATCACTGAAAGTGCTTTCCCATTCCCCGTTGTAATATTAGGAGGCTTTAGATCATTTATTCTACAAAATTCTGTAAATTCTTCTGGAAATTCAGAAGGTAAATCATCAATTTTATCAACATCTATTAATGTCAAGTTCTCAGAGTTCATTGTTTTTTTAAAATACTTTCTCTATTTTAATTATATTCAATTTTATTTTTTATTAGATTTTATTAAATCTCTCTATTTTCTCTCTAACCAATGATTTTACAAGAGTTATTTGATAGAATGGAAAAGAATCATATGTTATGAAAAATAAAAAATACTATACAACTCTTTGAAATATGTTTATTAGAGAGAAACTAGAGAGATTTAATTTAATTCTATTTTAATTATTTCTAATTATAAAATATATGAAGTATAATTTAATTCCTATATTTTTATTGTTAATTTTTATTATTTTATTTAATGCTTCAAGACATTCATCTAAAGAAGGATTTGAATCGTATAATAATTGTATTGAACAAGGGTATCCTATGGATTTTTGTATTAGAACACCAATCCAATCTAAAGTTGATAATGGATATTGTTCCTGTGCAGATGGATATTTTGGATCTTGGCACATGGGAGAAGGTAAATGTTATTGTTATATGTTTAATGGATTACTTCCTCATAAAATTACCCGTCCTTATAAATCTTCTCCATTTTAGTTAAAATAATTTATTTCTTTTGTTTCTTGTTTTTGTTCTTGAGAAACAAAATATAACAAAACCATTTTTATTATTATTATTCCAGCTATAATTCCTAATTGTTTATAAGTTTTTATATAAAATAATTTCATAATCTCAACAAATACAATTCCAGATAAACATATAGATATTGTATTATTAATTAAAATTTTTATTTTTTGATATTTATTTTTTTCATTTTTTAACACTGTTAATACTACTGACATGATAGTATTTAATATTGCTAATATTACTAATAAATATACAATTATTTCTACAATATCAACACCTATATGTAAATAACTATTAAATATTCCTCTTAATTCTGTATCACGACTAGATTTCATATATATATATAAAAAATATTATATTGTCAAATAAATTAAAATATCTCTCCAAACATTTTTAAAAATTGATATTAATTTAATTATTATTTTCTCTCTTTTCCAGCTATCAGGAAAATATTTTTCTATTTGTAATCCTAGACTTAAAATATACACTATCATTGTATATATTATTTCTCTCAATCTAAATAATAATATATCTTTTATTCCCCATTCATTTACATAACTACACATTTTAGTAGGTTTATTTTCTGAAAAAAAATTATGTATATCAAGTATTCCATTAAATACCCTAGAATATATATTCTTTTCTTTTTTGATGTAAATCATATTAATAAATTTGTCAAATGATTGTAGATTTACAAATAATATTTTTTTATTTTCTCTCTTCTTTTGTTTAAATATATATGGAAATGCTCCATCTATACATCCTTCATTATCAGTTATATTTCTATCAAACAAATACGGAACATGCATTGACTTTAATATTGTATTTTTAACTTCTTCACAATTCTTATATTTTTTTTTTATTATTTGTTTATTTTTAGTTGTATCAAAATAGGTTATGTATAATTTCCCATTTATTTTATCTAAATCATCCTCTTTCAAATTATTTATCATTAATTCATTTAATTTTTTTTTAAATTTAGTTAAATCTTGACTTTTTCTTAGTATCTTATAACCTTTTAAAGCTATACCCATTGTCAAATCTAATTTATCTAATAAAAATAATAATCCTAATACTGACCCTATACTTGCCCCTGATATTCTATTTATTTTTATTTTCTCTCTACGCTCTATCTCTTTTATATAAAATAATGCTCCCATCATATATACTCCATTAAACGCTCCACTATCCAATACTAAATCTATTTCTCCTGGTAAATTATTTTCATTTATGTTTTCTATTAAACTATTTATATAAGTATTTAAAGTCATTATAATACAGAAATATTACAATTCTTATTTCTTTACTAATTTTAATGGATAGACCATCATGGACAGAATATTTTAAACAATTAGCATTAATTACTGCTTCTCGTTCCCCTTGTGAAAGATTAAAAGTTGGTTGTGTTTTAGTAAAAGATAATAGAATTATCTCTCAGGGATATAACGGATTTTTACCTGGGGCTCCTCATGAATCTAAAGTTATAGATAATCATGAACAAGCTACTGTTCATGCTGAACAAAATGCTATAACTGATTGTGCCAAAAGAGGGGTAAGTAGTGCTGATTGTGATGCTTATATTACACATTATCCATGTGTAAATTGTATGAAAATATTATGCGCCTCTGGAATAAAAAATATTTTTTATATTAATGATTATAAAAATGATTCTCTAGTAGACTACTTTAAAACTATTTCTAACATACAAACATTATCTAAAATTTAGTTTTTTAATTCATTAAATTTTTCCAGTGGAATATTTAAACTCCATTTTTCTTTATTCAAAGAAAAGCTTATGACAATATAGTCTTCTTTTTTTATTTGTTTACCTATTTTTGGTCCGGCAATAATACATTGATGTAATTTAATGTTGTAAATTTCATCAATTTCGCTCACTAATATTTGTTTTTTTCCCTTTTTCCCACTTTTATAAGTAAAATCTCTCGCCAAACCATTATATATTTTTAATAACTCACCTTTAGAAACTGTCTCCATATGCTCGGAAATCTTTGGTAATCGAAGGGTTAACTTGGAAGCCATTTTATTAAAAGATAAAATTAAGTTTTTTGGATAACTTACTTCAATTTTATTTCTTTTGATTTTTTTCTTCATAAACAAGTGATACAAACAATAACACAGCCACAATTCCAGCAATTATAATTACTACCATTTATTAAATTTTTTGGATGTTATACTTCTAATTAAAAAAAAATCTTTCAATTTTTTTAATTGATTAAATAAATTCAAATTTTAATTAGTCATTTTAATTTGTCTCTGGAACCGCAGGAGGTTGATTAGCATGACCATTAACTTCTAATTCCCATTCATCCATATGAGCCAAGAAATATTGACAATTTCTCATAGTACATGCATAAGAGCAACCTGAATGACCACCATAATTTAACTTATTATTAATCTTTTCTATATTCGGACTATTACAAAACATAAACCCTGTATTCGGATCATCAAAATTTTTAACCCATTCTTCACATTCAGCTAATTTAATAGCATTCATTCCATCTAAAACCATTTCAAAAGTGTGAGTTGATAACTTAGGATACTCGCTCATTATAAATATAGTTAAAATATAATTTTAAATTAAACTTCAATTTTTTATTATTATTATAATTTATATAATGTTTGGAGGAAAACAAAAACAGAAAACAAATCTGGAATCTGAACTTAGAACATCAGAAAATCATGATTCAAATAAAACTTCCATAGATTCCAATTTGTCAGATAAATTAAATAACTTCAGTGATCTAATTAATAAAACAGGAAATAAAATAATTGATACTACTGAA